TTTAAAGTAGTTCAACCTACTTCAAGTGGTGCAGCATCAGGAACAGCATTTAAGTTTGAGTATGCAGATTCAACCCAAGCAAGTGGTTGGTAAAGGAGTAACAAATGAAGGTTAAAATGTTCAATAAGGAGTGGGATATAAGTCCCATTACATATAAACAGAAGAGAGAGTTGTGGCAATTAAGTCTTAATGCCTTTAGAGATGATAAGGATAATCAAGACGATTACTTTAAATTAATTAATCGTGTTGAAGAACTTTCAGGAGTAACTGAAAAAGACTTAGAGTCAATATCAATGGCAAAAGTAGATTTATTGCTACAACAAATCTTTACTGAATATATGGGGCTTGAAAAAAAAGACTCATAGGGCTTTGTAGTTATGTGTGGTTTTCTCAAATGGGATTTCCACACAATAACTTAGAATTTCCATACAAAAGACAAAGTCCTACTAGCAAAAGAGTTAAGACATACAAAAACATAGAACAAGTATGGGAAGAAATAGAAATGTTAGTAGATCAATGGAAAGATAGTCAATTTTCTCTTGGGAGAAATCTATACTTTCATTTACCTCTATTTATGAATCCTCAATGGATTGTAAACGAAGAAGATAATATTTTTTTAAAAGAATATAATTGGGTAAAAGAATTTAATATTCCATTAGCACAAGATTTAGATAGTGTTGATGCTAACAAAATAGAAGTATTTGATATTATAAGAACTGAAATTAATGAATTAAAACTTTATATGAGTGAGAAAAATGGCAGATAAAAAAATAAGATTATTAGTAAAAGCAGAAACTAAAAAAGCTGTTCAAGATTTTAAAAAACTTGAAAAACAAGTTGATAAGACTAAAAATTCTAAAGATAGAATGAGGGTTAAAACTGAAGGTCTTGAAAGAACTATAGGACAATTAAGAAACAAGGTATTACTTGCTACTTTTGCTTTTGCAGGAATAGGTGCTGCAATAGGAAAGACAATCAAAACTTCAGCAAAATTTGAAGCATTAGAAACAAGACTTGTTGCTTTAAAGGGTAGTGTAGATGAAGGGAGAAAAGCATTTGAATTTTTTAATAAAGTAGCAAAAACGACACCTTTTCAATTAGAAAATGTTGTAGAGGCTGGAGCACAATTAGAAGCATTTGGTGCAGATAGTACAAAAACTTTAAAAGCAACTGCAGACTTAGCAGCATTTATGGGAACAGATATTGTAGATGCAGCCAATGCCTTTGGTAGAGCATTTGCAGGTGGTGCAGGTGCAGCAGATGTATTGAGAGATAGAGGTGTATTAATGCAAGTCAAGTTAAAAACAGGGTTTGATGACTTGTCTAAAATGACACTACCCCAATTCCAAGAGGCACTTGTAGATACATTAACTGATCCTGATGGTAAAATATCAGGGGCAACTGATCTACTTGCTGCAACATTCTCTGGACTAGTATCAAACTTTCAAGACAGTATGTCGCAACTTTCTGATAGTATTGGAGATTTGTTAGCACCATCAATTAAATCTATAATAACCACATTAAAAGATGGGGTTGATAATATTACTGAAGGGTTTAAAAGACTAAATGAAACTCAACTTGAAACAACAATACGACAATTAAAAGAAGCAGGTCTTGAAACTGGAAATTTAGAAATTTTAAATAAAGAAATATTGTTAGCAAAAAAACAAGAAATAACTGCTGGGAACACTATTAAAAGTTTAAGAGAAAAAAACAAGAAAGACGAAGAGGATAGAAAAAGAATTAATCAAGAAATACTTGATTTACAAAATGAAGCATTAAGTGTAGGCAAAGATGAGGTTGTGATTATTGAGACTATGAATGCTCGTGGTGATAGAATGATAACAAAAGAGGTAACCAAATTATCAATCATAGAAGAACAAATTAGAGGTAAACTAAATTTGTTAGCATCTGAAGCACAATCAATTACAGATAATAACGAATTAATAAGATTGTTAAAAGAGCAAGAATCTCTTGAAGAAACTATAAGACTTTTAAAAGAAGGTAAATTAAGTGTTGATGGAAAAAGCAAAATAAACACAGAGGGCATTCTTGATATTGGGCAAGAATTATCAAAATCAGCACAAAAACAATTAGGGCTTCAAATACAACAAGGTAAAGTTTCTGCTGAAAATGCTATCAATCTTATTAAAAATTTATTTATTGAATTAGCAACACTAAGATTAAAAAATAGGATTCAATCTCAAATTAATCGTAAAAAACAAAAAGAACTACAATTAACCCAAGCAACTGCAGCAGTAGGAGCAGGTGGTGGTGGATTCTTAGGATTTTTAGGTGGTTTATTTCAAACTGGTGGTAGTTATATGAATAGATATCCAAGTGGTGGTTCTTTCAATGTAAACAAAAGAACAATTCTACCAACAAATCCACCTGCTATGGTAGGAGATAATGCAAGTGGTATGGAACGAATAGATGTAACACCATTACCAAGTCCGACAAGTAGTGGTAGTAATATAGTAGTAAACATCAATGCACCAGTTGTTGATGAATATGTAGTAGATAGTATAATCCCTGCTATTAGACGAGCAGAAAAATTAAATTTATAAGGAGATAGAGAGGTGGAAGTAAATAAAAATACAAAATTGACACTAAGTCTTGAAACAATCATTAGTGGGGTCGTAACACTTGCAATGATTATTGGTATGTGGTTTACACTACAGGCAGATATAGAATTGGCAAAAGAACTACCAGAGCCTGAGGTTTCAAGAATGGAGTATGATTTAAAAGACCAAATGATTCGTGATTCAATTATGAACACAGAAGAAAAGGTGGAAAAACTTGAAGAAAAAGTAGATGACATTAAAGAAGATACACGAAGTATTAATGAAACTCTACTTAATATGAACAATAAATAGGATATGAATTATGAAAAAATTGATAAGTATGTGGCTATTGGGGCTTGGATTATTTACCTCATCGCTATATTCACAATCAGTGTCTTTGGATAGTTTTCAAGATATTCAATTAATGAAAAACGAATTTTGTGCCATTATAGAAGTAAATGCTTCTTGGAATTGGGCAAATAAGATACCATTAAAAAAATTGGAAAATTGTTATACTGGATATGTTGATTTATCTAACAATGATATTGGTCCATCTATTCAGAAAGAATGGGATATTAAAGTAGTACCTACTGTTATTATTTTTGAATATGGAAAAGAGGTTAAAAGATTTGAAGCAGATTTAAGCATGAAATTTAGAGAAGATGAAATTCTAAATAATATTAGACAAGAGATTAGAAAATAAGGAGATATTAACGAGAATGTTTACAAATTCAAATTATTCATCAAAACTAGCACCAACAATGACAGAAAACTGGTTGGTACAGATATTTAAAAATACTAATTCTAGTGTTGCATATACAGATACACCTGATTTACGATTTAGTTTTTCAGAAACAGTATATAATAGTTTAGACTATTATCCTGCTATCCTAAACAAACCAAGCATATCTTATTCGCTTGATTTAAAAGGATTTACTACAAAAACAGGAAGTGTAACTTTAAATCTAGCCAACATAGATTTAGATGGGACGACATTATTAGAGTTATTAGGAAACGATTATATCAATGGCACAGTATCCATCTTATCACAAATTGATAACGATGGAACTGCTGCCAATGCTTTACAAATATTTAGTGGTAGAATAAGTAGTTTTGGATATAGAGGAAATACGATTGTATTAAGCATTATATCAAATAGACCTTTTCAGAATGTATCTATACCACAAGGAAGAACAAGCAATACAACAATACCTCAATATAACAATCAAGTAATTCCATTGGTTTATGGGGATTATACTGCCAATTCGGGTTTTGTTAATGACACAGATGTTTATGCTTGTCCTTTCCTAAAAAATGATGGAAAAAACTTTATGTATATTGTGCCTGAAGGAACAAGTGGTTCAGAAAAATTAGAGTTTTATGATAAGGGAATGAAAAGATTTTTAGAATTAACTGGAACTGATACAACTATTGTTACAGAAGATAGTGCTAAAGTATTGAAAGTTCCAAAGCTAATGAGAAGGCAATTTAAAATGCTACCTGATGAAATAGATGGTGGTATTGTAGAACAAGAAGGTAGTAGTGCAGG